TGAAGTTGTAATTTTTCACACTAAACTTGGTTAATCGGTTTTTTTTTGGCAGTTTTGAATTTAAACAATGCACAATGAAAATACTATCAATCTTATTTTCGGCTTTACTTCTTTTGGGTGGTTGCTCGAAAGAAACTAACTGTAACTCGAATAACGGAACGGTTGAAATATACACCGATAAGTACGGGGGCTGTTCTATATCTGGATCGGATGGACGTTTCGACTTAATGTTAAACGCTAAGTCTAAAACCGTAATTGAAAAGCCAACGGGAAAATATTATATCGCTTATTACAACAATACATCGGTGTTAAAAAAAGATTCGTTTGATGTAAAGGCGTGTGAAACTGTTAAATTGACGTATTGAAAGGTAAATTTACCATAGAGTTATTCGATTCGATTTGTGAGGAAATAGCTACAACCGATAAAGGATTGGCTACTATTTGCAAGCGCAAAGATGTTTCTACTACGGCTTTTTATAATTGGATTAATGATGATGAATTACTAGTTGACAAATACGCGCGCGCGAGGGAGTTGCAAGCTGAGTTGTTAGCTGACCAAATAATTGAACTATCAAGCCGTGATAGAATATGCGAAGAAACAACTATCTATGATGATGGGAAAGGCAATGAGCAAGTTACTACTAGGCGCGTAGATAACCACAACAGGACACGTCTAGAAATAGATGCAAGAAAATGGAAAGCGTCTAAACTTGCGCCTAAGAAATTCGGAGAAAAGTTAGACGTTACAACTGGAGGCGAAAAAATACAAAACCTACCTCCGTTTATGAAAACAAATGAAAGCCAATCCTAACTTTGACTACCTACATCAAAAGATATTAACCGAGCGTGTTACCTTATTGCAAGGTGGCACACGAAGCGGAAAGACTTATGCTACTATCTATTTCTTAATTGATTTCTGCCTACTTTATACGGGAATGGAAATTGATATTGTCAGAGATACATTTACGGCATTAAAGGCAACGGCATGGAAAGACTTTTATGATGTGCTAGTTAGTTGCAACTTATACCAAGCTAAAAACCATAATAAAACAGACCACACTTATACGCTAAACGGAAACACGATAAGTTACTATGGTGCAGATACCCCAGACAAAATTCACGGTCGGTCACGTGATATACTTTGGATAAATGAAGCGCACCAATTCCCACAAGAAACAATAGACCAATTATTCCCGAGAACACGTTACCGTATCATTTGCGATTACAACCCAGCTTTAGGACTTGAACATTGGCTTGACCCGTATATTGAAAAGTACCCACCGTTAATAACTACCTACAAAGACAATCCATTTTTGACACGTGAACAGATTGAAGACATTGAAAGTAGGGTAAACAATAAGTATTGGTGGCAAATTTACGGTAGCGGTGAACGAGCGGATAGGGAAGGTGCTATCTTTACGAATTGGACTATGGGCGAAATAGATACTACTTTGCCATACTGCTACGGTCAAGATTACGGGTTCACCATTGACCCGACAACACTTGTTAAGGTGGCAGTAGATGAAAAGAAAAAGATTATTTATTGTGACGAGTTGCTTTATTCTACTCAGTCAATGGGCTTGGATGCGATACTATCTACAAATAAACAGTTGATAGCTAAGCCGACCGACTTAATTGTAGCGGATAGTGCTGAGCCTCGTTTAATTGACGACCTAAAACGAAAAGGGTTAAATATTCAAGGTTGCGTTAAAGGTCAAGGTTCTGTTAGTGCCGGTATATCAAAGATGTGCGACTATCAAATAGTAATCAGTAGCCGGTCAACTAATCTACGTAAAGAACTATCCAACTACGTATGGAACGATAAAAAGGCATCCATTCCAGTTGATGCTTTTAACCACTTAATTGATGCGGTGCGTTATGCTTTTGATTACCTTGCACGACCTAAATACGCTACTTCAATCAGAAAAAACTCAATGATATGATAATAGGGAAGATAAACGATACCGAAATCAATATACCTACTTCGTGGGGTGATGTGCCTTATAAAAACTACATAGCGTTTAACAAAGTCAATAAACCTATTGAACAAGTTAGCGTGTTGACGGGTGTAAGTATTGAGCAACTTGAACGGCTTAATGCTGAAAGTTTAGGCGCAATACTTATGGCTATGTCTTTTACAGTTGAACAACCTAACGCTTATTTAGAGGGTGCAAGTCCGATTGATATAGGACGTGAAAGCTACGGTAAAATCGAGGGTGCAAAGGCGTTACTACAATCAACGGAAACGCCATTGGATGTAATTATACCAATAATGAAACTATACACGGGTGTAGACTATTCCGATATGCCGACCGACATTGTACATCCAATAGGCGCTTTTTTTTTGCTCAGTTGTCTGAGTTCTTTGAACGATATAAAAGACTAGGCGACTATAAACCAACCCCAGCAGAACAGTTGGCCAATGTTGATAGGTTCAAACAATTCGGGGCAAAGATGACAATTAAGGCATTAGGGGAAAAGTACAATAAGACCATGACCGAGATACTTCAGTTACAAGCTGAGGAAGTTTACGAAGTTCTATTAATGGACTTTGAACAGTCGATGTATCAAAAGGACTTGGAGAATGCACATAGGCTAATAAATAAAAAATAGATAGGGCTAAAATAATATAGTAGGGTAGCCAATTACTATTTTTGTCTTATGTACGTTGACATAGTAAATTTGATTCGAGATACAGCTAATGCCGTTAATCCAAATGGCACTTTCTTTTTTGGTAGGGTATCGGATGCAACGTTGTCACTAGGGGACAAGCCATTCCCACAAATACATCTTTATCCTTTTTCAGTTGCACCACCAGACCAAAGGTTTTCATTAGATGTTACCGACAATGTAAGGCTAGTTTTCTATTTACAAGATAGCCCAAATACAAGCGATACTGACCGTGAAACAATTATAAACGATGCCGACATATTGCAACGTGCGTTCCGTGCTGAATTAGACCAAACGAGTGCTGAGTATTCAAAGTATTTAGCTACTCCATTTTTCAAAGAACATAACGGTATAACGAGTGGTATGGTGGTTACTTTTGCACTAAAAAACAAATCAAATCCTTGTGATTAGAGTTGACGACATATTAAATAAATGGGGCAAAGCATTGACTGAGCAACTTGTAAATGACATTGAAAACAAAATGATTCAACGTCAAGGTGCAAGGGGTTCATTTAGCGCACCCGTTAATGCTAGTGGGAAATTAGCCGAATCAATTACTTATAAAATTGATGGCTACCGATTAAAGGTACAAGGTAACGACTACATCTACTACCTACAAAACGGTAGAAAGAACGGGAAACGCCCTCCGATTTCAGTTATTAGGCAATGGATTGACGACAAAGGCATTAACCCTACCGACATTTCCAAAGACAGCCTAGCTTTTTTGATTGCAAGGCGAATCGGACAAGAGGGAACAACAATATTCCAAGCTGGTGGTAGCGATTTAGTGAGTGGAATATTTAATGAAACCCTACAAAACAGCATTGAAGATGACTTTTCAAAGTTGGTAGCGAGTGAAATTAGTAGTGAAATATTTAAAATGGTAGCATGATTAGTAAAACATACGTCCCAAAAGCGATACCATTTAACTGGAGTTCAGCGCATTGTCCTATTGAGTTTACATACGATATACCAACGGAAGAGTGTGTATTATACAACCATGCGAGTGAAGGTTATCTATCAATATGGAGCGGTTTATTTATGGACAAAGATGTGCCGTTAATCGTTGGCGACTTGGTTTATTTAACGAGTGGCGACTATAAAGGTTACCATGTAGTTAAAAAGGTTTTGAGTTATGGTTATTCGGGACTTGTAAAGACAAGTGTTTTGTTCCAAACCGAAACATTGTTTACCGTTTCAACGGGTTCGACTTTGTTTGATGTTAAATATGCAACACCGCCCGTTTGGAATATTTACGCTGGTTATCAGGATAGCGAAGTAACACCGCCAAATCCATTCCCGTATAAATTCGTTTCTGAGTTTGCACCGGAAGGTAACAGCGTTGGGTTAATCACTTTTAATATTAGCGGTTACATTCAAAGCGCAATGAATGAACTGATACCACCAGTTGAAGGTGTGCTTGGTGAGGGTGTTGACTATTCGCTATTCATGCCTTACCGGATAACAACACCGACTGCGTTCGATAAAATATTCTTTGCGTTAAACTGTGGAGTTGATACTGAAACATTAAACAAACTATACATAGGAACGGGAAAGAGTTTAAGTGCAAAGGAAATTGAGTTTGCTTGTGGTGCATCATGGAATAGCTATGTAGTAGAAAACGAAGTTCAAACAATTAGAAAAACAAATTAATTATGTCAATACAATCAAAAGGGGTTTTAAAGGAGGCAAACAATACTAACTTTCCAAATGAAAGTGAATACGATGCGGGTACATTAAGAACGGTTCTAAATAACATTATTGATTCGTATAAAGATGAAGTTAGAACGCTTACTCAGGCTCAAATAGATGCGATTAGTTCACCACAAACCAAAGACTTGGTTTACAATTCGGACTTAAACGAATTGCAAGTTTACTTAGGTTCATGGCTTAGCATATTGACAGCACGAACTGGAAGCCGTGTTGACGAGTTCTTTTATCGGTTTACGGTTGCGTTTGACGGGGAAGCTGGGAGCGGTGCTGAGGGTTCAATAACGCTCCCAGAGTTATACGTTCCGAGTGGGTTCGTTTGCTACCAAACAGTTATTAAAGCTGTTGATTTTGAAACGGGTTCGGAAGTTATCGCTTTCGGTGTTGAAGTGGATGCAACCAATAATATCTTTTCAATGGATTTAACTACTATTGACGAAACTAGAACATTCATTATAAACCACACCGATACATTAACCGAAACGACAGCGCAACGCAAAATAGTAGGATCGGTGTCGGGTGGTGACGTAACTCAAGGAACTTTAACTGTAATCGCTAAATTTATAGGCGTGTGAGGATAATCAACAAACATATTGTAGTTTGTGACGATAGTAGTGCTGTATTCAATTTCTTTGACGAAAGCATTATTAACTTTGCTGTGCTTACCGTAAATGGGTTATGGACTGCACCAGATACATACGATGCAACCCCATCATGGTTTACTGCATATAACGATGGGTTTGGTAATTACAGTAGCTATTTGTTTGTGCCGTCAAATGTACCAACGGGAACTTACCCTATTTCATTTAGCGGAACGGATGGGAACGAGTACATAATTATAATTGAAAAGACTGCAACGTGTGAGGGCAATGTGTTTACAAATAAATGTTGCCCGTCTATAAACCTAGTTTGGGTTAATCAGAATGGAGGGTTTGAAAACTATATCTTTAGTGGAAAACGTCAAGTGTACGAAGTGACCGAGGGTGAAGCTGAAACGTTTAAGACTTACGACATGACTATTAAAAACGCTGAGATATCCGGTATCTACACTACTGTTTTGGTTAATACGGGTGTCATGCCGTCAAGTCATTTGGCTAAAATAGAATCACTAAAAAAGTCAATACAAGCGTGGTTATATGACGAAACTTTGCCTATCTACTATGAATTTGACAAAAGATTCACACCAATATTTTTAGATAGGGAAGCGATTATAACGGCCGACAATCGAGAACAAGTTATCGAACGAACAATAAAATTTAGAGTAGCCAAAGAAGCCAATAT